CATGCACCGAGTAATTGACCGAAAGGGTAGCGGGTGCGCCCTCTTTGTAGGTCATGTCGCCTGCGGTTGTCATCGGGGTGGTCACTGCGCTTGCGATTGCGGCAGTGTCGATGACGTGATCGTAGTTCGTTCCATCGCAGAATACCCAGCCCGTTGTATTGGCCGGAATGGATGGGATGTTGGCTGTCTGACCCAGCGTCTTGACCGTGACAGGGACAGGCAGAGCGTTGTCAATTATTATAGCTACGCCTTTCGTTGGCGCGACCACAACAAAACCAGACTGAGCGTTACTGCTGTCAGAGTTGGTCAGCTTGACTATCGTGCGGGCTACCTGTGCGTCAGTGAGTGTGACCGTAGCTGCCGTTGCTAGTCCTACACTTACAACTTCGGCAGGATTGGTCGCCTCGTTTATCATCGAAAGCATAGCATCTGCGCCGAATAGTCGCTCGGCTGCCGTCGAAAGATAAACTAAGTCTCGAGATGTTGCGGCTGACGTTCCTGTTGCATTAGCCAGTGATTTGCCTTGCGCTTTGATCGCATCGACAAGTTCTTTTAAAGAGTTAGTAGACATGGGCTTCCCTTCCTAAAGGACATCGATATCGAGCAAAACTGCTTCTTCAAGCAGGTCTAAACGCGGCTCGGAGTTGGTTTTAAAGTCTTGGATTTCAGCGAGGATCGCGTTTCCATCGAAGAACTGGGTGAATTTTGTGGTGTCGAGCAACGCAGCCGAGGTATGCGCCTCTGTGCAGACAAATACTTTCTGCCCAAGCTGCGTCATATCGAGCAAATCGAAGTCTATGTTAGCGGCGTAGACGCCCTTCTGGCGAAAGAACTTCTGGTTCGTGTCGAACCAGCCCGAAGTTGCGTCCGTGTAATGCCCGAAACGGGCTTGGAACACAGGGTCGCCGCTCGAGTTGGGAGCCACTCGGAAGTCAACCGCGTCAGGATTAAGGCCGCCCGTGGAAGTAAACAGGTTGTCGAGAAGAACTGGAACCGTGAAGCCGCCCTTCTCGCAAGCCTCGAGATACGTGTCGAGAAGGTGCGTACCAGTGGCAGCACTTCTAAAGTTTAGCTGTTCTGATGGGACGAGGGTACGTGCCATTGCTAATCCTTCTGGGCAAGCTCAAGGAGCTTCGCGATTTTGTAACTGGGCAAGTTGAGGACGTGCTCAATGTCATTCAGCTTGGCAGCCTGCTCGCCCAACTTGTTTTCGGTTGCGGCGTTGTTATGGGACAATGCAACAAGACATGCTGCTATGTCGTCCCGCACGGGTTTAATTTCTTCGTTTATTCGAGCGTCAATGTAGTCTCGTAGGTGAGGCTCGACGCGAGAGGCCCATACGCTGCTGTGTGGTTTGGTCATCCGTTGCTCGCTTTCATTGGTACGAGATTGCCCTTCTGCACTTCATCTTGAATGTCGCCCTGCGGCTGGACGTTCGCGCCGCGCAGCTTTTCCATCATCATCATTTGCTGGGATGGGGTCGGGCCTTGCGCCGATTGCTCTTTGGAGATTTTAAACTGGTCGAGATCGCTGACGCCCATCGAGCGAATGGCCTCCTCGACAATCTTGCCCGAGTTATATTCCATCGCCATGCCCGTCTCGTTCAACATCTTGAGCATGTTAATCCACGTCTCTGCGTTGCGAGTGGGCTCGAGCGGGAGAGTGCCGTCAACTACCAGATAGTCGATCTCGCCTTGGATGTCGGTCAAGTTGAAATCGAGGTAGCCGTCCTGCACCATATCAGTGAGGCCCGCCGCGCTGTCGCTGTCGGAAATGCGGATCGCGCCTTCGTTGCCAAAGAAGTCCTGTATGTTCGCAACCATCATGCGGGCCATAGGGCGTACAGAGGTGGCGGAGATGACGCGAGAGAGTACGCCGAGACGCTGTGAGCCTAGCTGTGTGAGCCTTTGTATCTCGGTCGCAGTACGAACCCCGCCCTCTGCTGTAGGCATCCCCTGTTGGGCGTCTGAGGCGGCGGAGAGGCGCTGCTTCAAGCCTCCCATCGCCTCGATATCCTTCCAGTGACCAGACGTAACGTCAGGGATTTGCGAAATAAATACGCCCTTCCCTGGCTCTGCACCTGGAAGTGTACGAACTATGCCGTGTGGGTTGCGGTCTACGAGGTCATTGATGCTGACTTGGGTGGGGTCAACAAACATCAGGTTAGTCAAGGCGGCCTGCACGTTATCGATACGTGAGCGGAGAAGCCACGTAGCCACGTCATGCAGTGGGAGGAGCAAATCATAAAGCGACTGCCCATAGGTCTTATGGGCATCGTGGTACAGGCCGCCGATTACAACAGGGAACTGCCTGCCGTAAGCGTTTAACTGAAAGCGGATAATGACGTTCTCGTCGAGAACAGTGACGACGAGCCATAGCTGCTCGATCTGGGGAAGGTTCACCTCATAGCCCGCGAGGCGGATGTAACACTCGTCAACCACACGACTGTCGCCGAGAGCAAAGTACGAGTTGCTGCTGCCCCGCTCGAGACGCTCGGCAGGATCAATGCTTAGTCCTCGTCCCGCTTCCTTGTGCCACTTATGTCCGTCCCACCCACCAGCAGGAGGTGTGAGGCGGTTGCGGAGGGAGGGGTAACGCTTGAGCTTGGGGTATATGCCGCTCTGTAGAAGGCTGTCGTAAGAAGAGAAGTCAGAAAAGATGATGTACTGCATCCGCTCCCAATCTCCCCACTGGACACGGGGATCGTGGAATACGCGGCGCGGGTCGAAGTTGGTGATCTGGTTTGTTCGGGTCTTTTGATCCCATGTGACCTTCGTGGGGGCGTATCCGTAGCGGATGCAATCAAGTAAATGCTGGGCAAGGCGAGCTTCTCCTGCTGTGCGCCGCATTTGCTGATGGAGAAGGCGCTCGATAATGGCGGATGACTTGCGAGACTTTCTGTTCAAACCCTCCATCTGAAACATCGGATTGCGGCCCGTAAGGGCTGCCATCAGATAAGTAAGCACCGTGTCCGATATGGCGCGAGTGTCGGCAATGACGGCCTTCTCGCGGAACTGGGTGGTATCTGGGCGGACATACACGTCATGGGCGCGGTCAGCTTCCGTCCAGTGTGAGTAGCGGCGGGATACGCGGTCATATGACATCTGCATCGCAGCTTTCACGTAGTCCACGAGCTTTTGCTCCTGATCCATCGACAGATCAGAAGAAATATCCTCGTATGCCATCAGCTTATCGCCCAGATCGGACAGATCAACGATGACCCCATCCCCGTTCGGCTCGTAAGCGGCTCTATAATCTATTGGTGCAGCAGTCATGCGGCTATTTACTCCCTAATTTGTGCCTCAGTCGTCCCTATTCACCCCATCCACGCCACTGACCCAAAGAATTATTGAGGTCAGAGCGCTGGGCCCACAAACTTTCGGACGGTTTGGGCAGCGAAAAGGCAGGAGGATGGTAATATTCACCCGTCGATGGGGTGCGAGCGAGTACGTCTAGGCCGATTGCGAGCGCGTCTACCATGTCATCGTGCTTGCCCGAGGGAAACGATTGGCACTCCTCGTGAAATGCGTCGAGCCACGGCGCAGCCGTGGGGAGAAGGACGCGACCGCCCTCGATGAGTGGGAGGATCGCGGTCAGGCGGGAGACCTTATCGTTCACGACCTTATAGGGAATGATGGATACGCCGCTCTCGCGCTGCATTTCTTGGATGAGGGACTGCCCAGAGGCTTTGTCCTCAATGTAAATGCCTCGAAGACCGCGACCACGCCAGATGTTGTTGAGTTGGATCATGCGGCGCTTGAGCTCGGGGAACTCAAAGCGGTCTCGGATGAGGTCAACAATGTATATGTCACCCGTTGTGTCGAGGCCGAGCACCATCATTACGCTGTAGTCGCTGTCCTGCTTGGCCTTGAAGGCGGTGTCGGCGGCAATGATGAGCGAGGAGAACTTCTCGGGCTTCATATCCTCGGGGTAAGTGCGCCACCAGTTAGCGCGGATTAAGTTACCGCCCTCGATGTAGGGGGTCTGTTGGTACAGTGAGGCGAACTCACGAGGGTTGAGGCGCTGTCGGCGCTCGAGGTCATCGACAGAAAAGCGCTCGGGCCAGAGGGCAGTCTTTATAGTCTTGCGGATGTAGCGTTTGCCCTTGGAGAGTTTTTGAAGAGATGTGCCGTCGAGATACTGGGGGTCTTCGGGCGGGAGAGAAGCGCGGGACACCTTGCCGTTGAGGCCGTCGATGGGCTTGTCTTGGATCGAGGGGAAATTGATGTGCAGCCAGCGGCCTTCCTTCCAATCTTCCGTCTCCATGAGGCGGCCCGCAAGATCGTCTGGGTGCCAGCGGGTCAGAATGATGATCTGGGCGGGCGGGATGTTGTCTATGTCGGGCTGTAGGCGGGTGGAGAGGGCCGAGACGTAGTAGTTCCACACCTTGTTGCGCTGGGTGGCGCTCTCGGCTTCCTCGCGAGACTTAAAGGGGTCATCGAACAAGAGCATGTTTGCGGCGCGACCAGAGGTCGTGCCACCTACGCCGATGAAATAGGCAGCACCGCCAGCGGTGGTGCGCCACTGATCGACGGCGCGGCTGTCGGGAGACATCTCGAAGTCAGGGTAGGCTTGGGCAGTGAGGGGTTCGTTGACGAGCCCGCGAACTTGGCGTCCGAAGTCCGTGGCGAGTTGGGAGTTGTAGGACGTGGACATAAGGAAGCGGCTGGGTTTGCGCGACATGAAGTATGAGGGGAAAATAACCGAGCCGTAGGTGGACTTGCCGTGCCTCGGGGGCATGGTGATCAGGATATTTCGGACAGGAACGCAGTCGGTTTCGTCCTTTTGGGCGGATGTGAGGTTGAAATGGCTGTCGAGTACGTTCTTCTCAAGGCGGTCAAGAGCGTCAATCATGGTGAGGTGGAAGTCTGGTAAGTCCCATTGGGGGAAATGCAGACGTACCCAGCCCAGAAAGCTCTCCTCTGCGGCCTTGAGGCGAAGTAAGTGACGGGCGGCGTCTTGGGGG